GCGCCAGGATTTCCGTAAATTCCTCTTGGATCAGAGAAACCAAATACGTATCTTTCTCTAGCTTTGTATCTAACATTACCAGTATCGAAGTCGCCTTCCATAGTAGTTTTGATAGGTGATCTGCTAAAATGCTTAAGACCATTAGGTACATCTGTTTTAACAAACCATGCATCTGGGTCAGTTAAGTAATGGTTAACTACGTAACCACCAGAAACCATTCCCATGTTTTTGATTGCATTGATATCGTTATCAGCAGTACCTGTTCTGCCTTCAGTGTTTAACAAACGATCTGCTACGAATTGCAGTTGAGGTGGAACTATCATTTTAGTTCCTCTCGCTGCGATTTTTAAGCCTCTTTCATCTGTAAGAGCTGAAATGTCAATCATCGCTTGCTCTAAAGAAGTTTCATTACAATCAGCAGCTACTGCTGGTTGATTTCTGAAAGTTCCTGCAAGAGTAGGGTGAGTTGTATTTCCTGCTCCGTCATTTCCGAAAAGAGCTACGCCGTCACCACCTGCAAATGTATTGTTGAAACCGTTATTTAAAACAGCTGCACCTTTTACATTTTTAGTAGAGGCCATAGATCTTGCTAAAGCTTTTGTATATCTAGACGCAAGTCTGTCATACAAGTTATCCTCAATCGCTTCTTCAGTGATTGCGAATGCTAAAGCTACAGTCTCGTGAGTGTATCTAGCAGTAAAAGTTTCTTGTGCTTCATCAAATGAAACTCCAGAACCTTCACCTTTTACTTGTGCGTTTGCGAAACCACTTAACATTACTTCTTCTTCAAAAGCTCTGTCAGATGATTCCTCGTTATAAATTTCAGAATGCTGATTTTCATAACGTTTGTATTCCAGGCCGAATAGTGCATTCAAACCTGGCTCTAGTTCTTTAACTAGTTGTGATCGTGATATAGCCATAATTGTTCTCCTATTCTAGCTTAGTTTTGTAGTTCAATAAGATTAGCAACCACTACTACAGATCTGAAAGCCGCATTTTCATCGTTTTCAGGATCTTCAGCAGATCTTAATAATCTCCATGAAGCTGCATCAGCACTTGTGTCTAAGATATCTAGTGTAGCTGAAGACTGACCAGTAGTTGTACTACCTGCCGTTGTATTCATATCATACGTTTCTAAATATCCTGCTTGTGCTACTGCAGCATCTGTTGCTACTACATATTGTTGTTGTGGGTTATCGAATACAAATGCATCGATATCTTCTGAGTTTGCTGGTGTTACTTGAACGTAATGATTCGCAAACGTCGGCTTTAAAGTTGTAGCCGCGTTGTAGAATATTCCGTTTAGTACGCCTAAGACAGGAGTCGCAGTTCCTTGTCCTTCAACGATGTAACCAGCAGCAGAAGCAACAGCACCACCGTGATATATAGTGGTTGCATAACCCGCATCGATTTTGTATTTGCCTTGACCAGAAGTCGCTGGCGTTGAGCCAAGAGTTCCTGCAGGGATCAAACCAAAACCTTGTGTGTTTCTATTTGCCATAGTTGTTTCTCCTTATGTACCTGCCCCGAGGGGCCTCCAGTACGGTTTATTAAATTCAGTGATTTGAAAAATTATTTTTTCGTACCACCGAAGGTTACACGAGATTGCCTTTCAACATTGATCGGCATTCTACTATCCTGCTCCTTCATAAGATCGTTACTTACGGCTTCGTCTCGTTCTTTATGTCTGTTAGACATATAGTCTTGACGTTGTTGCGCGATCTCTGTTGGTACCTTTGCAAGCAAAAGGCCACCGACCCCAATCACTCCCTTGTATTTGCCCTCATCGAGGACTGGATAATCAGATGCATTTTCGACTTCTTCAGATCTCACTAATTCATAACCTTCTCTTATTCTTCCAGTTACGTTTTTAGTATCTTGAAAGCCAACGCTTTCTGCTCTTATCCATCTATACCTGAATCCATCAGGTGCAGGGGGTGCATCTAGAGAAGATGGTGGAACCCACACTTTAGGTCTCTCAGATTTTGACCGTGTGTCGTTCGCACGAGATGAAGTATTTTTGTTTTCTTTTTCCATATTACGCTCCTTCCTTCACGTGTTTTAATTGTTTTGCGTACTCTTCGAGTGGCACACCTAATTTTTTAGCTATTGCTACCTGTGAAGATGTGAGTCTCACAGTTTTGCGACCAGGCTTTACGCTTCTTGTAGCAGAAGCCACTGTCTGAACAGGGGCGGTCGATTGCTTATTATTAGTAGTACCAAACTTATGCGGAAAGTCAACTCTTATTCTTTTATCAACTTCTGCATAATACTCGTTTGAGTTTGGATCATAACCTTCTTTTTCCGTTAAATCCTTGTGTATTTCAAAAGCAGTATAAGTCATTGCTTTATCTGTACCAAACCATGAGTTATCGCTAGCCCATGCTTCAGCTTTAGGATCTGGATTAATAGGGTCTTCCATTTGTCTAGTTTGAACCGGTGGTTGAGATAAAACAGG